ACCTGCCGGGTCAGGGATGAACTCGTCAGGGCGAATGGACTCAACAGAGACGACAACCTCGTCTACGTCTACAGCTTCCATTCTACCCGTCTTGGGGTGTGCCTGTAGCTTAGGCAATCCAAGCACCTCGACGTTGATCTTGACGATGCCGGTACCGTAGATGGCACCTACAAGGATCGCCTCACTGAGGTTATCCTTGATGTTAGCTACGTCAAAGTCGTCACGGAGTAGATCACGCGCGGCCAGTACGTCAGCGCGCTCTGGGTCCATCACGTCATCAGGGACGTCGAACCAGACATCCTTACTGAACAGTCCTTCCTCGATCTCAGCAACGGTCATCTCAATGGCTTGAGCCAGTGCCGGTGCTATCAGGCGCGAGCGCTCTGATGCTCGGTTACGGTCCTCAGACTGCCACATGCCACGCCAGATGCGCCAGTACTCTGCCCAACGGGCTTGGTAGCCCCTGTCTCGGAATGCTTCCCAGCTCGTGGACTTTGCCAGTAACCAGCCCGTTAGCTCGTTACCCGATATAGAGGGTTTCACTTCCTCACCCATGCCAGTGGCATCGACGATTATTTGGTTCCCAGAGGTAGGTATGTTCGCTGGCATAGTGGTCTAGTATCCTGATGTTATGTCTAAGGGAGCCCAGTCATCGAGGTCGAGGTCTGCGGCGTAGCTTACGGACGCCATCTGGTCAACATAGGCCAGAGCGTCCAACAGGTCGTCATGTGCTAGGGGGTCAGGGAAGTCCGCTGCTTGATCCAGAAAGTGCTGGACCCACGGTTCCTTTGCCTTGGAGGCACGGGCATCTTCGCTTAACAAGTGTATGCGTCCTCGCTCTGCACGACCTTGCAGCGCGTGGACGATCCTATCTAACTTCTTAGTCGATCCGTGCGTGAGGGGTTCAGGGGTTATGTACCGATTGAACCGGCGCATCTCATCCTCAAGGTATGGGCCGATAGCGTTCATCAGCGCTCCCTTCTCAATCCCTAGCCTACAGCCGGGGTATTGTGAGCATGAGCGTATAATTCTGAGGGCCACCTCTCTGGTGTCCCACTTGCCGTGCTGGATCTCCATGACGTACCACCCTTCCTGTGTGACGTAGGTGATGGCTATGGCTGTCTCGTCCAGCTTGACATTCTTCTTGGATGCCTTGGCAAACCCTGCCAAGTCAACCGTAATATAGTAGTGCCCTTGGTCTACGACACTGTGGAACGGTACGGCTCCATCAGCTCCATCGTCATCACTGAGGATGGCATGTCCACCGTGGCTCGCCTGTGGCATCCTGTCTTCGACAGGGAACCACTGAGGCTTTAATACTTTACCGCCACCTGATATGAAGGATGCCTCGATCTCCTGCCTAACGACCTCTATGGGCCTTGTGTCGGTCTTCAGGACTCGTTCCAGCTCCTTACGGCTCAGGAAGGGGTTATCCATGCTGGTGAAGTGAAATGCTTCCCAGTCGTCATAACCGGGCTTCTGTTCCATCGCACCCATGAAGAGCTTGTAGAAGTGGTTCTTACCCTTGGGTGTCCCTATAAAGAGAGCATCCCCTTCTACGTCCATCAGGGCCGGATCTATGATCTCGTCCCAGACGGTAGACTTCATATCCGCATATTCGTCCAGTACGACGTAATGGTACCCTTCACCACGGAGGGTGTCAGGATTGTCAGCACCTTTGATGTATATGCGTCTGCCGGAGATAAGCTCCATGAAGCCGTCATTGACGTTCTCACGAGCTATCATACCGCCTTGCTTGGCGTAGCCTAGAATGTTGTGCAGCTTGGGCCACATGACACGCTTGGCTTGATCAAATGTGGGGGCTATGTAGAACACAGGATTTTCACTTGTGAGCTTGTAGCCCTTCCACTCGGTCATCATCGCCATCTCACCCAGCTTAACAGCCGCAAAGTGAGACTTCCCGAAGCGGCGACCTGCTGCGCACACTTTGAATCGGGCCGACGAGTTGTACACAGCCGCTTGGCCGGGGTGCAACTCGATTACATACTCAACAGGTTTACCCACCAGTCTCTCCTACAAGTGGTTTAACTTTTGCCTTTGCCCCGGCTGGTGCTCTGGTTGTCAGGCGTGAAGCCTTTGGTACCAAATGTAGCAGGTTTGCGTAAAGGGTTACTTGGTGCTTTTCCGACGAGGTTGCCCCCACCAGTCTGCGATGGTGCGTTCTGTTTGCTACTAGATTTCATCTTTTACTTCCTTCTGTGGGGTTATGTCTATGATGTCGCTCTCCCCGTCTTCTTCCTCTGCCTTGAACGTAATGTTCTTGACAACGAATGTGAATCCTGAATTAGCTTCCTGAACGTCATCCGCCTCTTTGGCGTTGCTTAGAGTCTTATCTAAGATCAGCTTAGCTGCTGATACGTTCCCCTCCATCGCCAGCTCGCACATGCGATCTAGGATTTTGGCTATTTGGGGGGCAGCGACATTCTTTCTCACGGCTATCTCAAGATCTTGCTTGAGCGCAGTGATTATGTTTTTGCTGCCTAGCTTTCTCCCAGTGGGATTACCACTCTGTCCTTTAACGAATTGTCCTGCTGCGTTGCGAGTAGTCTCATGGACTTCCTCTATCTCTGCTGGGTTCAGCACCGACTTAGCCATTATGACTCCGGGTCGTGGTCAAAGCGAGAGTATTGTATCGGCATAGTTGAACTCCAGTCCGACAGCTCTGCGTAGTACTCACTGGGCTTCATCAGCTTGTGGGTACCAGCAGTCCGTGCTGCGTCCCAAGTGTCAACAGCTACCTTCAGCTCCGCCAAGTTCATTAATGTACCGCCGGGGCGGGCTGTGTTAGTGACAACGTGGAAGTAACTCCACGACACACCGCCTACAGTACCTAGCGTACCACCAACGTGCTGTACGTTATAGTTCTCGTCAAGTGTGAATAAGTCGGAGTCTTCCATTGAAACACCCGTAACCGCCAACATATCCATTCCAGCGTCCTCTACAGTCGCTGTAAGGCTGTCGAATGGGTATATAGCCACAGGCGACCCCAGAAGTGTGGGTTTCGGTCCACGAGCCATCAGGACGCCTTTAGCGATCAATGCTTGCTGTAGGTTCTGACAAGCGGCCAAAGAGCCGTTCTTGTATGCACCTAGCGGATACACATAATACTGCGGCTTCCAGCTACTATATGTGGCTACCGCTTCTATTTGGTCTATATCAAGCTGTATGACTGCCTCGTACTCAGCCTGCGTCGGAACGCGCAATACGCCCTCAACCACGGCTGTGTCGCTCTCAGTAGACGTCAGGGTCTCATCGACCACTGCGACGTCTGTATCCGGTAGAACGAACATGGAGCCAGTACCATCACCATCATCGATGAATTGGTGCAGCGTCCATGTCTCAGCAGTCGGAGACTGTGTGAGTGTCGTGCCCTGTGTCCACGTCGTGGTGGATAGGGTCTTGACCGGAATAACCTTGGCATCTGACATTGAAGCCGTACCGTGCAGGTTAAACTCATAGTTGCCCTGAGCTTCCATCAGATCCAGATCCGCCTTCACTAGGAAGTTGGAATTTGTGGCTTCGCGCCCTATGAGGCCAATACCCAGCGGTATGTTATTCGTGTTGAAGTATGCGAAAGCTGTGGCACCAGACTCTGTGATGTCCATGAATGCGTCATTACCGTCATCCATGAATGGGATAATAACCGCTGTATGGTTGTAGCCCTTGGTCGCACCCATGTATGTGAGGGAGTATGTCTTGGTCGTGGCGTTGGTTGGGTTGTAGAACCCGTCCAGATCTATACCAAGCATCTCAAATCGGTCTATGGCTGTCTTATCCCATGCACCACCAGCTCCGTCTGTGATCGACTCGTACTCACCTACATGCCCATCTCCGTATGTTCCGGCCTCGCCTACCAGTTCAGGCAGGACAGACAGCGTGAAGAACCCTGAAGGGATATCCACGATGGAGTACCGGAAGTCTGTGTATGCGGTGGAAGCTCCCGAGAAGTCATGCCAGATGCGGAAGCGTAGCTTCCAGCCAGTACCTGTGGACGTGTTATTCGCCCAGAAGTGGAAGTGCAGCGGTATGTCCGGCAGGTTGGCGTTAAACCACCCAGAGGTGGAGTCCACAACCATGCCTTCCTCGGTAGAGTTGTCGCTCGTACCAATATGCATGGATTGCCCGAATAGATGAGGGAATACGTCATCTGCGGGCCATGTACCCGATACGTCTGCCGTTGCCACTGATGTGGAGGCAGAAGTGTGATCATGGTCGGTCGCAGTACCTGACGGGGTCACTTCCGTCCATTCGGTCTCTATAGCACCATCGATCTTGGTCTGAGGGAAGAACGCGATCTTGTTCTCGTCCCAAGGGTAATCAACGCCCCTTTTGCCTTCCTGATCCATACCAGACAGTATCCACGTCCCACCGAAGCCTGTACCGAAGTTCAGGGCCGTAGGAGTGGCGTTGGCGGTAAAGACCGGCTTTTGCCCGGTAGGACGGTCATAATCGACTCCAAAGCCGACTCGTGCCCCATCCTTGTAGAATTTGTCTCTGGTGTTCTTAGACGCCAGATCGACCGCGATATCCCATACAAAGAAGCCACGAAACTCAATTTCAGTGGCTGGGGACTTATCACCGGATCCGGTACCATTACAACCGTAATGGAGGCGTGTGTTAAGGTCAATGGCACCATTACCTGACTGCGGTGTACTCGCTCGGTCTGAGGTAATTGCCTGTTGTATGAAGTCCCCATTGGTGTCGCTGACATATAGGTAACTGGTAGCAGTTGCGACGTCAAAGCTCAGAACGACCATGTGCCAGTTACCGTCGCGGATATCCGTAGTATTGGTATAATGGCGATCTATGAGCCACCCACCGGGGGATCCACCACCTGTGCTATCTCTGCACTCGATGTGGAAACTCTCGTTTGCGCGGAGGGTGAGGCGACAATCTTCACCAGAGGAGCCTGAGCTACCACCAATGTTAAAGAACCGCATAGTAGCGTTACTGGTGGTACGGACTTCAAATGCGTATGTTATACCGGGTAAATCCGAGAATGTATCAATTGCGTCGTTACACTCCCACATCGTCCAGTCGTAGTTTGTAGAGGATGCAGTAGCGAATCTATGCCCTGCTGCAATATCCCCACCAAATGCACTACTCAAGCGATCACGGCGGTTACGCCAGTAATGGACGTCACGTCGTGTCGCGTTAGGGTGCCTACCGTGCAGAGGGTGCCGTCTGGGCATGGGGGGGAATATCCTTGAAAGAAGGGGGAGATAGCCGGTTAACTTGTACCGACTATCCCCCGGAGGGGTCTATCTATTTACCAAACATGGTAATTTTGAAGATACCAGCGGTGTATGTTCCGCCAGTAGGTGACGATGCTGTACCAACGGTCAGATACAGGTAGTCACTAACAGCCGGAAAGGCTGTGAAGTACTGTGTTAAACCAAGCGTCCAGTCGCCCGAAGACGTTACGAGAGCTGTGTCAGTCGTGCCATCAGCACTCTGAGCAATGGTACCAGACGCATCACCGTAGAGGTCGATGTCAACTTCGCCGCCGGTAGGCAGCTCTAGACATTGCATAGTGCCAGCAAAGATCGTACCCATGCCAGCCACTACTTGGCCGATATGAGCATTAGCTGCTGCTGAGTCACCGATTACGTCATTATCAGTAGCTGCACTGACAAGTCCGTCGATGTCGATGACGATAGTCGTCTCGATGAGCGTGGTGCCCAAGTTAGGCGTGTATATGCCTGCGTAGTTGTCAGCGCCGTTAGTTCCTGAACCCTGAGAGATAGGGTTGCCTGTAACGCCTAATGACAGAGCTGCGCGAGCAGTTGAGTCGGCAACTAAGCCGTCAGCGAAGTCAATCATAGAAGCAGCGCTTGCAGCGTGAGCTTCTGAGAAAGTCGCTAAGGCGGCAGTATTGCCGACCAATTTAGTAGCCGCATCTTGTAAGATTACGGATGATCCTGAAAGTCTTGACATTGTATTGTATATCCAGTTGTAATTATATGTGGTATTAGGATGTGTTAGTATTGGTATTCGGTGTTAGCCGCCGGTCTATCCACCGTAGCCGTATCGGTTCTTTATATAATGGTGGTAGTGCTTCCCCTTGGAGGGGGAGACGATAAAGCGGGCTACGTCGTCTATATCGACGTTGGGGTAGTCGTAGGTGGGGTACCCCCTCTTATTCCTAAACCGGATCCTCATCAGCCCTGAACCCGGCGTATAGGAAATCATCTCTATGGCCGTACTGTGGACATCCCTACGGATCTCTACCATGTCTGCCACGGCTTGAGCTATGTTCTTACCTAACATGGTCTTTACGGCGTCTGCTGACGCGCTTAAGAGACGAGCACCACCCATAGCGATATATTTTCCCTTAAAAAGAGGCTTTTTACACTCCAGCAGCGCTGGAGGGGTCTTTTTCAGCCTAGGACCACTTATTACGCTCTAATGGCGTCGTTTGTTCGGTTCTACGTCGAAATCGGGGGTGAAACCGATTACGTCCTCTCCTTCCGGGGAAGAATGAGAAGAAAGCATGTCAGAGTACAGTAACTGACCATTTTCGTCGGAATCTTCCATAATAGCCATTATGTCGTCTTGAATCTCTTCCTGTACCCGTGTTTCGAGGGCATCGAGCAGATCCATGTCTCCCACGACGATTTCGGCGACCTCAGCATCACGTATTGTGATGGAGATGGCGCCGTTCTTCTTTTGGAGGCCAAAATACGCCTGTACAAGGGAGGCGATGAGTTTGATCTCCACGGGGGCACTATCCACTGTATATGTGTGGATAGCATTCTCAAATAGCTTACCGTACTCGTCCAGCATGTCCTTTTCGGATGTCTTACGACTACTTCCGCCCATCTCATCTCTCCTGTGAATCCCAGATTCTAACGCGACCAATCGCGGGGGTGCTGTACTTCTTTAGGTGTCGGAACACCTTCCATCGCGGGTTGAGTACCAATATCCATCTTATCGCCAGCACATTCATCATACGGTGCCTTAAAGGCGCCGCTGGCTGTGCCTGCGTCTAATGTTTGATCTTCTTGATGCATTGTATTTTTTTCCTTTGGGGGGAGGAGGGGAGGATATATCTATATCTCCTTCTTGTACTTGGACAATGGCTCTTAACGGCCTCACAAGCATATAAAGAGATAAGAATATATATATGAATAGGGCCAGCGGTCAGATCTGAACCTTAGCGGTTCAAATCCGGCCCCATGGCCGAGAATATGTATCTGTCTGTTCGCGTCGAAGACGCTCATGCGCCAGATACTATTCTATAAGATATAATAATAGCCTATATAATATATATACCAAAAACACCTCTTTTTTTCAAGGGCTATTTTCACTAAAAACACCAATTCCCATGCAACACACTGATATTTGGTTGAATTTAGTTTTTTAATCACTCCTCCGCAGTAAAACGTCCATTCCTGCTGGCACCTACAGATATAGTGGGGCACATACAAGACAAGAATCTGTTATTTTGTGCGTGAATGGGGCTACCCCACAAAAAAGAGGCCCCACGGGGACCCCTCCCCCCGTCCAATACGTGGT